TCACAGACAATATACATGGGGAAGCAGAAATAATTCTCAAGTCTAATTATGAAGGATACACGATATATGGGTTTGAAGGTGATAAGTTGATGCAGAAAAACGCACTACATAACCTTGAAGTCTGGAAGAACCAACTAGATGAAATGCTAGAGAAGGCTACTGAGGATTTTAGAGTTGGAGTAATAGATTACATTAGGAGAAAAGGAAACAAACCTATGCATTTCAATGAAATACTCGATTGGGTGAAAATAAATCTAGAAGAGCCATTTAAGGATTTATTTGAGAGTAACGATAATGAATTGTTAAAATTCCTACAATCGCAAGATAAACACGGATTAGTTTTTGATGGTAAGAATATGACTTTCAAAACCGATGAGGGTATAATAATTAAAGAAGAAACCGATGAGGGAACTTTCATTCTAAAGAAAAGAGAGGATGGTAATCTAGATTTCATTATCAAGTTGGGCGACTCTACAAATGCATGGACTATTAGGTTGGAGAAATCAGCAGATATATACGACCTGTTTGGTAAGTCTGGTAAGTATCCTGCAATAGTTGCTAAAACTACAGGAGATGGAGTTACAATTGATGAGGGAGACTTGAAGTTTGGAATGCAGAAAGAAGGATACCATGAGTATCGTTTAGATGGTGATAAATTCAAGACTCGTATGCACTTTAGAGTAATACCTGTAAATGAAAAAAGAACTTGGTTGGCATGGACAGGAAAGAAACAAGATATGCTTACAAACAAGGGAGATGAGGAATTGAGAGACATTACTAAAGATAGATTCGCTATTTTACCATTTCCAGAATAACCAAATCGTTGATATAGTAAAACTTTAGATTTTCGGGGAGTGTTAGCCTCCGAGGGAATGCTATTGAAGAGCGGTGAAGGATTCTTTGACATACTAAAATCAGCAAGTGGACTAGTAATCGGAGGGTATGCATCAATAGAGGTTGTTGACAAGCAGAATGACCTAATTACATTAGAAGCACTAGATGATGCAGTTAACAAATACATGGTAGAGCAGAAATACAGGAATGTAATGTCTAACCATTCAAATGTTCAAGTCGGGGAGGTAATAGAAAAATACCGAGATTCCA